GTTGGGTCATCACCAGTGGCTGCAACACCAGCAGTAGATGTTGTCGGTGCATCTTCTTTTACATCTTTCTCTGGGAATCCAGTGAAAGGGTCTACTCTTACATATTTTTTCTTATCCATTAAATTTCTCCTAATGCATCTTCTACTGATACTGGTTCAATATCATCCATACTTACAAAAATCTTACTATTACTATTAGTATGTAGGACTGCAAAAACTGGAACACCTAATACTGTATCAGATGGTAATGTGTCCTCTAATGTTTCCACATCATCATCTTTTTTTAGTAATGGTATGTCTTCATCATCATCTTTTATAATATCATTTGACAGTTTATAAACACCTTTTGGTAATTTTCCATCAACTAAATCAACTTCTTCAGTAATCGTGTCATCTAGTTTAATATCATTTTCTTTTATAAACTTTAAAAATTCTCTTTCAAACATTTTAGGGTCAACACCCTCTTTGAATGTGTCCTTTAATAAAAAAAGTGCAGCTGCATAAGTTCCAACTTTAGAACCTAGTCCAGGCACTCTTGCAAAAATTCTTTTAATATTGAATACTAACTTGTGGAGAACAGTATATGCATTTCTTTCTTTGATTGTTGAAAGAGGTGTTGGTTTTGTTGTTCCAGGCACGACTTGTCGTAAACCCTTTTCGTTAATAATACCAAGTTTAAATGCATCAGTTTTTTCAAAAGGTGTTACTAATAATTTAATAAACCTATAAGTTACAAATAAATCTATCGCAGTTCCCATTAAATATTCCTTAAAATACTTTCTACTTTTTCGTCATTCTCTATATTTTTTAACTCACATTCTGGAAGAATTTTTAAAAATTCCATAAATGGTTTTATATATTTCCATAACGAAGTTTCTAATTTAAATAATAAAAGTGTTGAACACGCATCTGCACCAAAGACATTATTTAAAACAATTATGTGATTTAAAATCAATCGTTCTTTCAAAGGCCCATTGTCTTGATATTTTCTCAACAATCTCTTAATATATTTGAATCTCTTCATATCATCAAGAAATTCTTTTTCATTATCCCCTTGAGGATTATTATAATGTTTCATCGCATACATCATAACATTATCAACAGTTATTTTCTCAAACATTATTTAATTTCGGCAGTGACCTTGAATTTTCCATTTTCTTTTTTTTCATAAACAAAATTAATGGAACGACCACCTTCAACTCTATGTGAAATACCATCATCATTAACAAACTCATTGTGAGGTGTGTCAATGTCTTTACCAAATCTACCACCGAATTGTGTTAACGGTGCAGATATGTTTCCAGAATCTTCTACTACATCAATATTTGGAAATGTTAATCCAATACTTGCAAGTCTTCTTCTCACAACACTAATAGTTTGTTCTGGTAACATATGATCCATTTCGGCAATACAACCCAAAAATGAATTAAGTTTTCTAACAACACCATCATCAGACACATCAACCATATCGTGGTCGGAGTCGTGTTGTGCATTAGAGTTAGCGGGTTTTGTTCCCTTTAGTTCAGTAATATACTGTTTAAAATCTATCATTATGATTTCCCTAATTTACCTTTTTTCTTTGAACCATCAGCACGAGGAATTAAACCTCGTGCCTTTAGTCTTGCAAGAGCGGTGAAACCTATTTTTTCACCTCTCTTATATTTTTTCAACATAGTATCAAGATGGTCACCCATCTTTTTACTTTTCATCTTTAAGTCAGACATTACTGAATGACTGTTGCAATACTTGTTGCGAAAGATGAAGTTGCAACTGCAGCCCAAGCAGTACCAGTATACATTAATGATACTGATTCACCAGCGGCATCTAGTACAACAGTAGTACCAGAACCAACTGTGGCGGCAGGAGTTACAGTGATGTTATTACCAGCAGTAGTACAAATAATTGTCTTCAACTGACCAGTTACACCAGCTGCAAGTGTTACAGTTACTGCACCACCAGATGAATCAACTGTTGAAACAGCAGTAGAAACTGAAACAGCAGTAGAAGTATTAGTTAGTGCTTCTGTACTGTTAGTTGCAATAAATGTTGGAATATAGTTAAATACATTCGCAGCTGAAATTTTCTTATTGATAGGTGTACCAGTTGGGTCATCTACAATGTGAAATAAATCAGCAGTTGCGATACCAGACCCTAAGTCTGTTAACGCAGTAATTTTCTTATCAGCCATATTTTATCTCCTATGGTCTAAACCCCAGCAATAGTGTGGGGAATGTTACTGTCGGCATCAGAATTTTCATCTTTTCCGACATCAGTTTTCTCACCGAATTCATTACAAAGCGCTATGGCACCAGCGATAGAGAATTTAGTTTGTTTCAACGACTCTACTTTTTTGAGTGCCTCTACAAGTTGATTCTCTACCTTTGATAATTCAACTTGTAATTCTTGTTTTCTCGTTTCAATATCTTTTAATTCTAAAGACATAATATACTCCTATAATTTAGATTCTAGCTATCTGGTAGTGCGATATCATCAGCAGCATCACCAGAAATACTTGAAGCAGCAACTAGAGTTTCATATTGAACTCTACCAGCACGACCACCAGTACCTACTGTTTTCTTAACCCAACCTACATGGCTAAGTTCTGTGGTGTTACTATCACCGTCATTACCTAAACCAGTTGAAGCTACAGCAGTTGCTGTTGTTGCACCAGTTACAATAGTAAATGTTTGAGCACTATGACCAGTACCAATGTTAATCGCAGTTCCACCTTCAGTAGCTGCAATCTTAAAGGTATCGTCAGTTTTATCTCTAACAAATACAGTTTGTCCGTTAGTTACATTGGTCATTAAAGTTCCACCACCTACTTGGTTGTAAGTGATTTGGTCAGCATCTGTTAGTCCGTGTCCAGTAAATGTGATTACATTAGTACCAGCATTTACATTACCAGTTGGAATTGTCATTTTTGGTGCTTCAACTGTTACAGCTGGTGTAGATTGATAATCAGAACCTACTGCTGTTACAGTAATTGCAGAAACAGCTCCACCAGAAACTGTTGCAGTTGCAGTTGCAGTAGTACCAGTTAATGTTTGTGAGTTATTACCAACATTACCAGAACCACCAGTCATATCAAGTGCAGTACCAGCTTCTGCATTAGAAAGTGAACTTGCTAACTTAATAGTGTCTGCATCTACACGAATAACAAATAATTCAGTATCATCTGTAATGTTACCACTATTTTGTGCAAGATTAGTTCCACCTTGACTATTATAAGTTATAGATGTACCAGTTCTCATATTGTGGCCTGTAATGGTAAATGTATCGTTTGCAAGTGAAACATTTGCAGTTGTAAGAACTCTTGCAGTTGGCCCTGCAACAGTAATAGTTGGTGCTTGTACATATCTTGCACCAGTAGTTGATGTTAATGCAATATCAGTCACATTATCAACACCAGCAACAGATTCACCTTCATCTATACCAAATACGGTGCTATCAATAGTTCCACCGTGTCCGTTTATTGGTGGTCTTGATACAGTTGCGGCAACACCACTTTCTGTGCTTCCACCAAAATCAGATGTTAATGTCATACCAGTATTTGTTTCACCAATAAATGTTTGTGAATTATTACCAGTTCCAGTTATATTAATTACTGAACCGCCTTCTGTTGCAGATACATCTATTGTGTTTGCATCGTGAACAGTTTTAACAAATACGATTTGTCCGTCTGTGATTCCAGCGATTGCAGTTCCACCAGCTGCACTATATGTGAGTGGTGTGTTTGCAGTATATCCGTGTGAAGTAATGGTAATTCTTTCATTACTTGCGTTTACAGCAGATGTAGCAACTGTTCTAGGTGGTGTAAGGTCTTTTACTCTCACTTTTTCTCCACCAGCTGTAGTAACTACATCACCGATTTTTACTTCGGTTTTGTATGCTCCACTTGCATTAGCTTGTACAATCGCACTTCCATTCGTGTAAGTGTGAGTACCAGATAAAGCGGAGCCATCATTCATACTCCATAAACTCATTGTTTTCTCCTTATAGTTTTATAACTATTTATAACCTAATTTTTTCAATTCGTTTAATGTTGTACTCACAGACATATGATGTATTCCGATACCACCTTTTGATTTCCACTCTTTAATATTTTTAGCGTGGTCATCAATTAAAACATTAGGTTTATTGTTTGTCATTGCAAAATCTTGTTTTTGAGAACGCCTTACTAAATGTATACGGCTTCTCTGTGTTAAACTCAAATTCTTTCTCAACCATTTCATTTTACCAGGCACACAATTACTATCTTTTGTTGAATATGCAGATAATATATGTGAACCATATTTATTAACGAAACTCCATAATCTCTTTGCTCCAGGCATCCATTCTAAGTTTTCCCAAAAGGATTTATTCTTGTGAATAGTTGCCCATCTTTTTGCATTATCCATTTTTACAAAGGTTTGACCGACTTCTTTATCGGCACCTCCTAAAAAATCAACCAACACCATATCCATATCGCAAAATAGTGTTGGTAATTCCTCTTTCTCACTTAATGTAGAATTATAAACATCATAAAAATTTTTCACTTTACCTCTCTTTTCATTCTGTTATTATAACATACTATCGTAACTTGTCAACCCTATGCAGATTTTTTTTCTTCTTTAGAAGTTTCAATATCTGACATTGGTTTACCAGTCATAGTCTTATGCATTTTTTTACCCATAAGTTTTTTATCTTTATCTTTCTTATGGTTTTCGTGTCCTTCTTCGTGAACTATTTCCAAATCTTTAGTTGGAACTTGTTTTTCAATTCCGTGTTGAAACCAAATATCATACCATTCAACCATACCTTTTTTATCTGGGTCGGCGTGCATAGAGTGTATTGTATTACCCCTACCCCATTTTTCGTGTACTACATTTTTTGCACACATATGCCATTGGTTAGCTGGGTTAGGTGAATCTTCTAGTTTCTTTTCTTCTAGAGATTCTTTTTTAGGTTCAACAGATTCTTTTACTGCATCACCCCATACTTTTTTTAGAGCATCTCTCATAGTATCAACTCTAAAATATGCGTTTTCATTTTTAGACATTTTTAACTCCTTTACAGTTCCTTCAACATCTTTTACTTTATATTTTTTACCAGAAACAACCATTTCATCGTCACCATTTTTTCTTGCTTGTGCAAGTTTCATAGTAAACATATTACCTTCTTTTTCAATCGCTTTAGTGATTGCTTTTCTTCTTTTGTGAAGAAATTTATCTGTTGAATCCACATCTCCATCATTATCAATATCTTTATCTTTTCTATCGTCAAACTTTTTCTTTACAGCGTTTTTATTTACTGGGTCTAATTTTTTCTCGTAAACAGATAACACGGCATTTTCCAAAGTTCCATTTTTTGTATCAAAATACTTTGTCATTAATTTTCTCCTTGTTTCTCACGACTCGCATCAGTAACATCTTTAATTTTTGCTCTTTGCATAATTGTGTCGTGTTTATCTTTCATTCTCTCTTTTTCTCTATTAATCAATTCTTTGGCTGCATCAGTAGCATCACCTTCCATCATATTAATATGTGCTTGAACTCTTTTGGATTGGCCTAAATGCATTTTAGATGCACCTCTTAATTCATCACAAATAGTATCTAGTGTTTTGTTTTCTAAATCTAATTTATCAATACGAACTGCTTGACCTAAATGCATTTTAGATGCACCTTTAAGTTCTTCAACAACTTTTTTCATATCCTCTAAATCACCTTCTTTTTCCATAATAACACTTTCTTCAATAGGGTTCAGAATATAATCTCTCATTTTATTCATACTGTTTGATGCAACTGCAAGTTTATTAGTCCACCAAGTTGGTAGTGAACCTTCCTTGTCCATAGAGTTTAGTTTACTCATAATCTCATTTGCATCTTCAATAACTGTTTTACATTTTCTAATCATTGATGGAACATCACTATGTCCATCTTCATTAAGTTCTTCTTTTAGTGCCTTCTCTGTTTTCTTTGCAATATCTTGTCCAAACTTCTTTGCAAGTGCAGACATAAGTTGTTTATCAAACTTCTTAACTTCAGGCCCCTTTTTAATACCTTTTTTTTCTAATTCACGATAATACTTAAATAAAGATGGTGATTTAATTTCAATTTTATTTGCAATTTCTATTCTTGCTTTCAAACCAAGTCCCTTTTCTCTAAGTTGTTTTGCTCTTATAACAAGGGCATCTTTTGTTGTTAATGACAATGACTGAGGATTCGTCATTGATACTTCATCAAGTTCAAAAGATTCTTTTTTTGCCATTTTAGTTGCAACTGCCATTTTAACTTGCATACCTTTTTCTTTACCATATCTTTTTTCAAAATCTTTTAAAGGTAAATCTTTTGCAATCTCTTCTCTGCGTTTCAACTCATTTGGAGTCAGTGTTCTTTCCCTAACTTGTTGATACATCTCTGTCATTGTTCTTCTATATGTTGTCATAACTTTTCCTAATTATCAACCTTTGCACCTTTTCTCCACTGAAAACAACTCCAGTATCGTGCTTTTGTTTTAGGGCCTGGATTATCACAATTATGTCTTGCTCTAAAACTTTTTAATCTGCCTGGGTCGTCTCTCTTAATCTCCATATTTGGGTCGCCGAAAGTCACTTTAACTACATTACCTTTTTCATTTTTCACATAAACACCAAATTTTTTATTACTTCCACTAGGTAGTCTAAATGGGTCATTTAACTTAACTTTACGACCTTGATATTCAGATTCTACTATCTCTAGTTTCTCTATATATTTATCTTCTAAATCATCTTTAGAAATCTTTGACCTCATAAGATTATAGGTTTCTTGGAGTTTTTCTTCCCACTCATCTTTGTATCTTTCTTGATACTCTTTTCTAGTAGACGGTCTTTCAAACCAGTCTTGTATGTTGGATTCACTCGCAACCTTTGACTTGACTGACTGTTCATAGTCTTGGCCTGGTGTAACATCAAATGTATGTCTAGCATAAGGTTCTCCTATTTCATATGATTCTTTTTTCTTTTTCTTTTTAGATGCTCTTGCTTGTTTTTGTAAATCTGGGTCTGCTTTACCACCAGTTAACATTGAGTTCACTCTTGCAAATGCCCATTGTTGTGGAGTAGTGCCTGGTCTGTGTCCAGTTTTCCAAGCTGCAAGTCCTCTATCATAACTCTTTTTTAGAATACCATAAGGAACACCAGTTTGTTGTGATTTCTTAACTAAACCTTCAATCTTCTCATTAAGATTTACCGATTCGTCTATTTCAAAATCAACTTTAGCTGCAAGGTCAGATGGTAATTTACCTTTTTTTACTAAACCATTAATGTAATATGCAACATCTCTTGCACCAACACCTTTTACCATTTGTCCTAATGCTTGAGCAGGATTTCTATGTCCTTGTTTATGCATTTGTATGTACATTTTAAGTATCCTATCATAACCTTTAGGATGCACCATTTGATGTATCTTATCATAGATTTTTCTATAATAAGGCATTTCTTTTATATCAGTTTCTTCACCTTTTGCTCTTTTTAATTGTGCTGGTGTTGGAGCTCCCTTCTCGCCAGGTTTTCTCATCTTCTCACCAGAACCTTGTTTTATTCTTTGTCTTTTTTTATGAATGTTTTTCCAAAGACTTTCACTAATATCTGTTCTACCAAATCCTAGTTTAGGTTTATTATTTAACATTGAAGTCAAATGAAGTTTCATATATTTGTCAACTTCATTCTTAATACCTATATCGTCTGCTTTTGCAATTATTTTATCATAGAGTATTTGTGATTTCTTTTTCTGTTCATCACTTGCACCACCAGAGTCCATTGCATCTTTTTCCATTTTATAAAATAAATCTTGCATACGAGTAAGTTCTTCTGCACCTTCTTTATCTGCGTGTTTTTTCATAGTTGTTTGTGCAGAACCACACATATAGAAAAACTTAGTTGTGTAATCACCTACTGTAATTTCGTGTTTTGGTTGTTCATTAATATTAAGTTGTTCTTTCAACGCACTTAATAAATCTTTATATGATTTAGAAATTTTACTCTGAAATTTTTCTTTATCAGATGCTTTTTTCATAGAATCATATTTTGATTGAACTGCTTGTGCAATCTTAGATGAAACTTTTACTTTCTTCTTATCCATAAATTGTACTGGAAAATTACCTCGTAAAGATACAGACTTTCTTAACTGCATCATAATATTTTTATCTGCAGCTTTAATATCATCATCTGTTGCAAAATCATCAATATCTGCTGGGTCTATTCTTTTTTCTGAAACTTCACCATACATCTGTTTAAACTTTTTAGTATATTGTGAAGGTTTAGTTTTCTTATCTTTATCACCAGGCGCTGGTTTATATGCATTTGGGTTGTCATCGTCCATTTTCGCTCCCTTTGTAAAATGGGCATCTCTTGCCTTTTTAGTAGATACAGACATTCCTTTTTTATCACCTACACCTTTTGCATAATACTTTGCTGGTTCAGAGCCTGGACTGTCTTTTATATCTGAGTCTTGTTTTGTTTTTGTTATTTTTTTTGTTTCTTTTATTGAATGAAGAAATGCTTTATGCACATTTTCACCATCTGTGTATTGCACATAGTTAGTACCTCTTCTAATTATCTCACCACTAGTTCCATCATTTATATTTTCTACCAAATCTCCGATTTGATAGATTGCACCTCTGACATATAAATCTCTTTCAATTTCTTCATCAGAGTATTTTGAATTCTCTTTTAAGTTCATACCTTTCCTCACATCCTTGAATAATTGATTACCATTTTTAAAACCTCGTGGTAATCCTTTTTGAAATGTATCATAATCATTATTGGTTGCAGCTGCTCTCATCTTAGATGCACTCATTCCAGTAACACCTTCTGCATCTGGGTCTCTTTCACCAGCACTAAAAATTTGTATAGTATCAAAATCGTAAAAACCGTGTCTTTTTTCTTGACCATTATATGTTGTCAACAGTTTTTTAAACTCTGCAACTCTATCCGAACCCACCACCATATTTAATTCTACATAACCTTGTTGGTGAAAATAAACTGCAATATCTAAAACTGTTTTTAATTTATTATTTGCGATTATGTTTCTTTTATGTTTTGGAAACATATCTCTCATATATGCAACTTTCTTTGCAAGTGGTAAAGGGTCTTTCTTATTGTTCTGAGAATGTGATGGGAATATATAATAGTCATCACCACCAGCAATCTTCTTGACTTTCTCTATTAGTTTTTCGTGACCAGTTGTTGGTGGATTAAATCTACCAAATGTAAATACAACTGATTCAGTTGCTTCTGAAAAAGTTCTAAATGACTCGTACTTAATAACCTTATTAGGTGTTTTAAAATCTGGTTTTCTCATAATAGTCTTGTTTGTTACTTCTATCTCATTACCTTTTGTTTTAATAACAACTGGTAAATTTAAATTAGTTGACATATCTTTTAAAACAGCTTGTATGTCTGGGTTGTTTATTATATTTCTCGCTTTGTTTTTTTGAATCTTTTTAAAGAACCTTTGTAGTTCAGATACTTTTATCTCTGGACTATTTCTTGGGTCATTCATTCTATCTACAAAGTGTTTAGTAAATTCTATATCAACTCCATATTTTTTTAATATTCTATCTGCAAATTTTTCTAAATCATTTATATCTTTTCTTGATACCTCTTCTTCTAATAACTCTCTAAGTTTCATTTGATACCTCTACTATTGGTTCACTGCTAGATGTATCTATGTAATCACCTTTAGATGATTTCATATATTTTCTCGTACTAACATCTTTTACCAACATACCATTTTTTAAAGTGTAAGTGATATACTTTGCAACAATTACACCTTCTTTACTTCTATTAATGTGTTCTTTCATAGGGCCATCTTCCATCATTTTTTTGCTCTCATTTTTGCAATTCTCTCTCTGTCTGCAATTCTTACTTTTCTTTCTTGTTTCTTCGCAATCTTATTAATTTTCTTTTTAACATTCGGTTTAGATAAAAAGTTTTGAGTTATCTGTGCTTTTCTCTGCATAGGTAAACTTCTATATGGAAGTTTGTATATCTTTTGCACTAACAAATCTATTGCTTTCTTTCTTGCAATTCTTTTAATTGCTTCTGGTTTTTTATACCTTTTAAGAGATTTCATTCTTTTCTTTAAAAACAATGCAGACTTAGCTCTTAACTTTCTTCCTGCTTTTCTTGCTCTTTGTATAAACTTAGAAATTGCAGTTACTTCATCAAGATTTTCTTTATCCATAATCTCAACAACTTCTTGATCAACAGAATACATATCTCTTACATCGTTATCCAAATCCATAACATACTTTTTTAACTCTGTAAATGTCTTCATTTGTTCATTTCCTTTGTTTTCTTTTTCATCTTCTCTATATAAGCACGATAGATTGCAGCCTCTTTTGTTTTACCAGCAACTTTTGCTCTTTGTTCCATTGCAATCGCAGCTTGTATTTTATGTGCGTGTTTTCTATTACTACTATTTATTTTCTTTACACTTGCCCTTGCAGTCTTTTCATCTTTAAATCCTAGTCCGTGTATCGTACCTTTAGGATTCTCATCTGTATATAAATCAGAATGTTTATCAGACCCTGCTGGTTGACCTTTCTTTCTAGGTATTCTTGGTGCTTCTATAAATTGTTTAAATGTTTTCATTACCACTTAACCATATTATTATATTTCACAACTGGTTCTAAAACCATAAATTCCATCAATGATTTATAAGATTTAGAAACAAAACTATAAATTTTTTTAAAAAAACTTTTTATCCAGTTAATCGCTTTTTTAAAAGTTCTTTTTATTATATCAAAAATACTCTCATTTAACAAATCTGCATTTTTTATTTCTTCTTCTTGTATCATTTTAACACCGACCTTCAAAGCAGACCAAAAGGTGTAATAACCAGTACCACCTTTTTTATTAGATGGTGATTTTAATTTAGCAGAAGTTCTTTGTGTTGTTTTAAAAGTTGCATCTGGTTTAACATATTTCATTATTTTAGAAACATATTCGTCTGATGATTTAGTTACTTTATGTAAAGTTGCATTACCATCATAATCTGTTACTAAAAAATGGTCAGCAGTTCCATCATTATCACCAAATTTAATTTTACCAGTCATTGCTTCAAAAGTAAATTCTCTACCAAATCCTTCTGAATTTATAAATACATCTCTCATATCTTTTTTAAATGCTTTATGAGCTTCATCTGCTTTTTTTAGTATTTCTATCTCTGCAAATTTACCTGCTTTTGATAATTGTGTTTTATTACCTTTTATATTATATTTTGTCATATCTGTTGATGGTAACATATTGTCTATATGTTTTTTTAATCTTTTAACTGCATCATCCAATGTTTTTGTATTATCCATTGCATTATAAAAAGTAGCAGTTGCTTCTTTTCTTTCACCAGACATTAATACTGCATCACCAGTTTTTAAAGATATCTTTTTGTTACCGATTATAAAATCAGTTTTAGGTGTCAATGTTGAACCTTTAGGTTTATCAGGCAAAAAGTATTTTGCCCATTTATCAGTTGCTGGATAAGAATTTTTAGGAAAATACGATTTACCAGTTAATTTTAAATCATTAATAATTTTTTTACCAACTTTTTCTGAATTAGGAATCAAGTCTGAAACGAAGTTTTCACCTCCAGCTGCAGATACAATCACTCTTTCCATATCATATGCTTTTTTTGTGTCACCCATAATTAAATACTCCTTTTGTTCGTTTATAAATTGTTTAAATGTTTTCATAACATTCCTCTACTTTATAATTACTATATTTAAATATGTTTGTCAAGTCACTTATCCCAATTCTTTATTGCAGTAAAGTTATTAAAACTAAACTCCATTCTATCAACAAGTTTTACGGCCTTACCATCATTATTAATTGCAACATAACCTTCTGGATTTGTAACCTTAAATCCATTTTTTGTTTTTATAAAGGTGTCCGTTAGTTGTTTAACTGAATTCAACTTTTTAACAATTAACATCTTTGCGGCCACAAGGGCTTGTTGAAAAGAAATGACATTTTCTATATTTCTGATATGTTTCTTAAACTCTCTCAGATACTCGTTCTTATTTCTTTCAATCTTTTCTTTTGCTCCGAGTGTCTTTACTTTGTCCTTATTCTTATCAAAATGGTTTGCAATATGGTCAAGATATCCTTGAGCGTGTTGTCTTACATTTTTGATAGTTTGTCCTTCTCTTACTTTTAAATTATTATATGTTTTCAGAGAAGCACCAGACAAATTCCCTACCATTGAATTTTGAAGTCTAATAAACTTCTCTAACAATGATGAATTTATTCGTCTAAAAATCTTACCTACTGTTGATAAGTATGATGTTACTTCATCTGTTTCTGATTGAGTAAATGTTGCCTTACCAGAAACATCTTTAAATGAAGCATTATCCATCCATACACTATCTATATTTTTTAATCCTTTTATATCCACACCGAATTTTGCTGACATTGATGGCAAATTATCGCCTTCATAGGTGGTGTGCCATACAACTCCAATTTGTGATTTAGAGATTTGTCCAGCAAGTTCAGAACCCATAGGTGCAGCATAAACGATAGTGTTAGGCTGAAAAGAAATAAAGGTTTGTTCATCAATTTTCTCCTTTTTTAAATCTTTCTTGGTGAACATTAAATCACCTTGAATAACATTTTTAATTCCTAATTTTTTAAATTCTTTTAATGCGATTGCAAACTTGTCTTTTAAATCACCAGAAACATCTATTTCTGATTCTTCTTTATACAACTTTGGATTTACATTAAATACTGATTTCTTTGCGACAAAGAACTTGCCATCTGATGGGTCAATGCCTGCAAATATAGCAGGGGCCCCGTCCCACTTAACAGTCATATTAACTGAACCTTTAGATGACCCAGATAACATATCTCTTAATGATTGTAGAAAATTAATTGCACCTCTACCCCCACCGACACCAAAGTTGAGTATCTCATCTTCCAAGTGTTCAAGGTGTAGATTTTTGCCTTGTTTATCTTCTAATAAAAATTCTTTAAATGTTAACATTTTTCAATTTTTCCATAGTTCTATTACTACTATATTTATAAATTGAAATTTGTCAAGTCTTTAAAACATTCCAGTTCTTGCATTTAAATTACCAGCAACCATAACTCTTTCAAAGTCAATTTCTTGTGGTGGTACTTTATGTTTTACCCAGCCTGGAAACATCACCAGCAATCCGTTTGACGGTTGTACTTTATAATCTGTGTTTGTGAATACTAATGGTGAACATTGACTAGTTACATTAACATAGTATGTCCAAGACCATATCGCAGGCCAATGGTCGTGGGATATAGTATATTCTCCCTTTTTATATACTGCACCCCAACAATCGTAACAATCTGGAATGAATTGTACTGGTGATACTTCTATTGAAATTTCTCTTACCCAGTTTACTAGTTCTTGAAAATGTTCACCACCAGCTTCTAATTGCATATTCCATTCAGTCATTTGTGCTTTTACATTTGACTTGTAATTTATTCTATCACCTTGTTGTCTGATAAACTTTTCTAATATAGGGTTAAGAGTTTTCCATTTATCATATGTTTTGAGAACAACTGGATATCTCTCTTTGAATAATATTTGTCTACCTTCTTTACCCCATATTGGTGGGTGGTCTTTTACTGGATCATCTACCATACATTTTCCTTTAAGAATTTTGGTAAAGGTTCTTTACCAAATGGTCTTATAGTCATTAGAGTTAAAACCATTTCTTCAGCGTCTTCCTTGAATTTAAATATTTGGACAACATCGTTTGTCGGTAATTCAATAACAACATAGCAAGCTGCTTTATCTCTCCATTCCACATCAACAAAATATTTAACCTTGTACTTTTTATATTTTGAGGTCGGAAAACTTTTCATAAGACTTCTCTCCTAATCTTTTTCCAACACCAGTATTGTCAAAGACTGGTTCATTCTGTCCAGAGTCTAACACATCTTTTTGTGCGACTTGTTCAACATCATATAACTTCATCTTTGCTCTATCTATTCCTAATATAAATCTTTTATTCATAGTAGGGTCATTATAT